CAGTACGGACTTCTCCTCGCGGTTCATAGTTTTATACTTGCGAAGCAAAGAAAGTTCGGGGTTCTCCGCGTTGAACTTCGCCACAGCCGCTTGACGTGCCTTGGCGTAAATCTCTTTGATAACCGCTGTCTGACGGGTAGTGTCTAGGTTCTGATATTCAGGGGACTGCAACAACGGTGCGATCCCACGCTCGGCGATGATGCCGAGGTCGCGGTTAATAAGCCGGTCAATTGCGGGTTCGCCCGTTCGTGAACCAACTTCGTATTGCTCAAAGCCTAACCGATCCAACTCGCTCTGCACAATGTTTTTGGCGGGGCGGATAGTCGCACCGAGAAGTTGCCGCAGTGCGGGGTCTTGCGTAGTCATCGGCCCTTCCATTGCGGGACTTTCCGCTTCCGGTACGCCAAGCGCACGCTGCGCACCGGGAACTGCGCGTAAAAGTGTGCCTGCAAAATCGCCCTTAACGTCGCGGTAGATTGCTTCTTCAGGATCATACTGCGCGTAGAAGTCTTTGAATTGCTGGAGCGGGTTTAGAAGCATGGCCCCTTGATCGGCCAGCCATTTTGACCCAACTTTTTTAATAGCTTCTTCTGAATTGCCCGCGCCTTGGATATCTTTGAAAAGTTCGTCAACAACGTACAGGCCAGTGCCCGCACGGAACTGTGCGCCGGTTAATCCTTGCAGAATATCCTTGGCGGCGAAAGCCATGTCCACGTTTTCACCGTTGTTTATACGTTTGTATATATCGGCTACCAAAAGATACGGGGCTAAAGGATAGTAAGGGCGGAGGTCAATAGTACTTCCGTCTGAGCGCTTTCCTTCGTACCATTTTTCCCCAGCGTTCTCGCTCGTGCGGTACAGGTATGCGGAATATAATAGTCCCGTACCAACAACCGCTTTAGCTAGTGCTTCGGCGTCTCCGCCTTTAAGTGCTTCAATATTTTTAGGGGTAAGGCCCCGGTATACCGCTGCCGCTGGATTGTATTCGTATTGGAATTTAATCGCGGCCATCATAAAACGAGGGAACGGCGCGACCGAGTTACCCAATGGGCCGAGGTCTTCAACCGTATCAATGATGCGGTTTCCGATACGGCCCGCAACCGTATCTTTGCTAGGGCGTCCCGCATACGTATAGTCCATAGTTTCTTTGAGCGCCCGCTCGTACATCTCTTGGGGGATTTCATTGGCCCGGCCAGCGGAAATCATTTCGTCAAAATTCAAACCGCCCTTAGTCATCTGACGCCGCAAATAGATGGGGAACATGACGTTGCGCGTAACAGTTTCGGTGACGCGGTTAAATACGTTCGCCATGTCTATGGCTTTTTCGACTTTAGAAAACTTATCAGTTTGCGTGGACCGAGCAATGTCAGAAGAATAAGTTGCCAGAAGTTCTTGGCTAATTCCGGGCTTGTAAGTCTTCAACTGCTCATAGAATTTTTTGTTTTGTGCGGGCTTGAAACGATCTGTAATTACCGCGAACGCATCAAGGGCGTTGGTCCCTACGGGGTCACTACGAAACGGATTAAGCGCCGCTGTGATTGCGGTATCTGAAAGACTGGTAGCAATATCAATCGGCTGGCGAACGACGGAGCCGATTGTGTTACGCATAGTTGTGGCTAGGTTGGCTACCAAAGCGCCGCGTTGAGCATTGCCGAAGCGTTTCCAAAGAGACAGAGTATCCGGCACACTCACGCCTTGCGCAGCTATATCGCCTGCCTCCTTCGGGACATACGCCGCAAAGACTTTAGCCCGTTGCAACACTTGCCCTGCTTCGCGCAACGTCTGCGCCGTACCCCGAACCAACTCCGACAATTCTTGCGGTTCAATTCCCGCTTGTTTTGCAATCTCAATGGCTCGGTTACGCGGAAGAGTGCCCGCTTCAAAGTGCGAGAAAAAGAAATCTTTAAAGGGGATATCTTCCGGACGAGTTAGTCCTGCTTCTGCCAAATAATCGGCTTCAAACTTTAAAACTTTGTCAGCCACGCCCAATTGAGCGGTAGGTTTCGTCAGCCCCTTTTGCTCCATTGCAGCTAGTGCGGCCTGTCCTTCAACATCAGGCAACTTGATCTGCGGTACTACCGCAGCTTCAGGGATTGCTGCTTCAGGGATTGCCGCTGCGGCCACGGGGGCTTCCGGTAACTCAACAGCCTTTGCCTTTGGCAGCGTGCTTGGCACAACAGGGGCCGGAGCAACGGGCCTAGCAACTGCGGCCATCTGTGGGGACAACGCCGCCTCTGGAACTGCAACAGGGCCGGGAGCCAAACGGCCGAGAGCCGCACTAGTCTCCGGTGCAATACGACGGACACCCGCCGCGATCGGCCTAGCGGCAAACGGCGCGACGGTAAGCCCAGCTATTGCGTAATCACTAGCTGTTCCGCGACCTACTAAAACGTCACCGATACTTTGTTCCATCGCCTGAAGGCCGAGCAGGCTTTCAATATTTTGAACTACATCTTGGCCGTACTGGACCGCGCCACGTTCGTCAAAGCCGGGAAGCAACCCAGCTACATTCGCAACGCCAGAAGAAAGCAGATCATAGACACCGCCCGTAATTGTGGTCGGTTTAACTGCGGTTAGTTCCGGTTGCCGGTTGGCCGTGACAACACTCTCGCCTGCTGCCGGTGTGCGTGCAACGATAGGCGCGGCGAGTGTTGGGCCTTTATAATTCTTTGCAATCCAAGCGTCGGCTGCGGCCTTGAGTTCGTCGTCATTGCTAAGCGACGTTACACCGGGAAGCGTGATCGTCTCCCCGGTGGCAGGAATTTCCAGAAATACTGGTGCGCCTTTTGGCTTAGCCTCAGCCATTTAAAATCCTATCGACGGATGATTGGTGTGCCGGTTTTCGGTGGAAGAAGTCCACCAAAGATATTGGTGGATGCTGGCGCTTTCTGGCCAGTTCTGATCTGCCGTGTTGGGTTCTTCGGATCAAACGCAACAATGTCCCCACCTTCAACTGTGCGGAACTGATACGACGGTGCGCTGCCGCCACCGCCTCGGCCATCACCGCGAGCAAAGCGTTTTTCATCAAGCGCAAGACTACGCGCCTGATAAGCAGACATCTGCTTTGGTATTGAGATAATAAGTTCGTTCGTATCTTCGTTACGAATTTCAACCGCGTTGCCAACGTCGATCTCGCGTGTCTTGGTCGGCATCTTCTGATCCGTAACGACAGACGAACCATCGCCGAACGTCAACCGCACATTACCTGTGGCCGGATCGCGGTCACGGTTGAAGACTTGCTTCGGACGGAACGCTTCTGTCTGTACCAACTTAAATGCTTCTGCGGGGTCTGCATTCTCAAGAACGCCGCGCTGGCCCTCTGGCAAGGACGATGCGAATTGTTTAACAAAGGCCCGCTGCTGCGCTTCTTGCTGCTGTGCCTGTTGCAACTGCGCAATTTTAAGTTGCGCGTTCAACTTCTCCATTTGTTGATTGCGAACATTTTGGAGAACAGCGGCCGGATCAGCAGCACCACGGCTGCCTGCGGCTTGAAGCACTTGGCCAAGGGCAGTTATTTTTTCGCCGGTCGATAGCTTACCAATACCGCCGCGCATAAGAGCCTGCATATCCGCAACATACTTTGCCGTCGGCGAAAGCTGCGGCTCTACTGTAGCGGGCATAACATTAGGAGCAACCACCGCGTTAGTGGGCGGAGTGCGGGTCGGGACGACTGACCGCATCAGAATTTCCATAGGGGTAGCCATCTACTTAACCACCTTTACCAAATAGACTGAGGAGAGTACCAATCGTGGACGCAGCCGTACCAACTTGGCCGAGCGTTGACTGGCCGGGCTGCGTTGTCGTCTGCGTCATTGGAGACGGAAGACCCTGCGAACCCATGAGCAACGTCTGAAGCTGCTGCTGCGGAAAGCCGCGTTGTTCGAGGAAGTCCTTGTAAGCCAAGTCAAGGTTCTGCTGGGCCATGCCGCGCTGTGCTTGGCCTGCGCCTTGAAGCATTGCAGCATATGCCTGTTGATTGCCAAGCGCCTGCTGGCCATAGCCGGACAGAGCGGCCGCACCCGCAAGCTGTTGGGCCGGAAGGTTCTGCGCCATTCCGGCTGCTTGCGTGTATCCACGATTATAGAGATCAGCCAAAGTCTGCGCCGTGTTCAAGTCTTGCTCGGCCGCAAGCTGCGCCTCATATACGCCACGACGTTCGTTGCCGAATGCCCGCGATGCCGCAAGCTGAGCCTTGGTAGCAGCGTCACGCTCGGCGCGGTTCTGTGCCAGTCGAGCCATCGTGGCGTCGATGACGTTGGTCTGGAACGGCGACATGAAGCCAGAGACATCTTGCTGAAACTGCTGAGGAGTATATCCGGCTGCGCGTTCTGCAACTTGGGTGGCTTGCTGAAGTTGCGGCATCCCAACTTGCTGGGTCGCAGCATTGATCGCGGTCTGGAACGCCTGCTCTTCGGCTGGGCGGAAGCCCGCGATGCGTGGCCCCTGATACGCCTGATACGGGATAGCCGCGACTTGCTGTGCGGCTCCATAGTTACGCGCCAGAATATCCTGAATGAAAGGATTGAGTTGCTGAGCAGTGGTTGTTGTAGTCGCCATTATATTCCCCGTGCGGTTTGGCCGCCTAATCCTTCGTTATTAACACAAAACAAAATGAATTGACAGCCCATTACTGCTGAACCTGCGTTATCGCAACATGCGCTGTCGGAGCGGATGGGGCGAATGCGGTCGCCGCAACATTTGTTGGCTGCAACCCTGTATCGTCAACCGCCCAGAACAGTTCAACATAATCATTTACGTTTAAAGACACAAAGTCATTGATGGCAAGGACGGTATACCCGTTGCTGTCCTTTAACGAACCAACCGCTGTGCTTGATCCGATGTTCGTCGTGCCGTTCTTTTTCAGCCACATCCACCCCGACTTGAGGTTGGAGTTTGCGGACGAGAACTGAATGCGGGCCGCAAAGTTATACAGGCCGCTGTGCGCCACTGTCAGGCGCGTTGTGGGGCTGCCTGTGATGGTAATACCCTCAGTGATAACAGTCGTATCCCATGCCAGCGCATAGGCTGTGTTCGCTGCGGCAGGGACAATCGTCGCGTTATTAGTAAACTGGCCGTAGTAGAATTGCTGCTCAATCGTTGGGCGGACAAACAACTCACCATCTGATGTTCCGACTTTAACCACGGCTGCAACGGGAACCACGTTATCGGGCGCTGTCGGCTTCGTCTTAGTCAGAGCGCCAGCCGTGGTTGGTGACGCATAAAGAACGTCGCCAAGCGCAAACGAACTTGTGTTGACGCCAGAGATATGCCCCCAGACAGTGCAATAGCCGACAGTCCCGTTATCGGGCAGATCGTGCGCCATGATGCCAAGGATGTAGAGCGTAGGCGTTGAGCCATCAGCAAGGTATTTCGTGACGACCAGCGTGTTGTTCGCGCCCGCCCCCGCAAAGCCAACAACAGTCCCCTTCGACAAGGTGCTTCCGGTGTTATTCTGAACGCGGGCAAATGTCTCAAGGCCAACTTGCTGGATGACGCCTTCGCCCATGCCAAGGTCAAGCGTCTCATCAACTGAGTTCCACGATAGGCTTCCCGTTTCTGGCGTGTGCGTGTCCGTCTGCACAAACGACATGTCCGACACAATCAGCTTTGCAGGCTGATAGACGCCTACATCTTCGCCCTTGACGTAAGCGCTTTGCGCAAAAGCCTCGATAAGACGATTGCGCTGGGCGTCATACTCAGGACTATACGCGCCCGGTGCTGGCGGTAGTTTGAGCCTCATCGACGCCCACCGGGGATTGCGTTGAGCCGCTGCGTCCCAACCCGCCAATCGGAGTTATTAACGGCCGTAACCTTCATCTGAATTTGTCGGCCGTTGAAGCGGACAGATGTAGGGTTCGTCAAGGTATAGGGGCCGTAGGTTTGCTTATCGCCATTCGGATAATAGCGGGAAGAGAAGGTCGCAGTGACTTCGCCTTGATTGCGTTCGTCTGGGATCATCTCGTTGATATATAAGATATTGTCGCCCTGTCCAATCTGCACCGGCCCTGTCTCGGCGTACACGCTTTCCGTTCCGTGGTTCATCCCGATCTCGTGATCGTAGACATAGCCATCATCGGACACCATCAGCGGATTGGCGAACACGCCACGGTCAATCCCGGCTGAACGGCCCAACGAACCAATCGACCAGTTGTTCTGGGCGTAGTTCCAGATTACATAGCGGTTGTTCTCTTGGCTTGAAGCCGATGGGTAGAAGAACCACACTTCGTCGAATTGCGAGTTATTGACGGCGTAAGCCTTGCTAATCTGCGCTTGGTTAATGTCGGAGAACACATAATCCGACACTTCGCATGGCACAGCTTTGACATAACCGTCATACATATAGAAGCCACGCGAACCCATCCAGACCGCGAAGTTATCCTGAACGGCAATCGCATTTGGCCCAGCAAGGCCGCAAGCACGACCGGCGAACTCAGATGTATATACAAATGGCTGGCCGACATAGGAGACGATGTGCGCGTCAATGTCCGTAAGAACAAGAACTTGGCCGCGAACCCGCTTGGCTGTGATAATTTTGCCACCTGTTTGTAACTCTAGGCTACCAGCAAGGTTCGTAGACGCTGGCGTCCAGACGGTATTGTTCTCAAGATCGGACCATGCAATCTTGCGCGGATTGCCGGACGCACCGAGCGCAAACATCGAGCGTTCGTTCGTGACAAGGACGCCTGTGTTAGATGTTGGCGCGTTCGTTACAGCAACAGCGGGCGTCGGCGTCGTCGTGTCCAACTGCCACTCATAAATCTTGCCGTCATAGTTTGAACAGCCGACGAGATACTCGCCCCATGTGTCGAGCGTCCAAGTCGTAGCGGGCGTCACCGAACCAACGTCAGGACGCGGCGTGCCGTAATACCCGGCGCTGTAAAGGCCTACGCCATAGCCGCCACCGACAGATGCATTCGGGTTGCCGGGAACAAACCCAACAGGGGTAATGTCCACAATCACACTGGACTGTGTGATAGCGTAGAGTTTGGAGTGTGTGCCGACAGAGATGTAACGGGTGCTGTTGTTAGAGCGCCACGCAATCATGCCACGGGCTTTACCCGTCAGAGCCGTAGACGTTCGAGCCTGCCAGCCACCGACGGGGCGCATCATCCCCTCAACCCAGCGCACAAGGTTGACGTCATACCACCGGCCAGAACTGTCAAGTTCGGTTCCGTTGCGGTATACACCCGGCGGGATACTGATCGGAATAAGCGCCATTTAATTACCTGTGCGTAAGACTGAAGTTCTTATATCACTTATTTGGGATTTTTACAGCCTCTTCCCATGCTTCTACTGTTCGGCGGTGACGCAACGCGCAGTCACCATATTTCGCAATTATATCAACTTCCCAGATAGCACGCTCTGGATCAATAAGCGTAGCGGGTGGCGTGGGAAGCGGCGGACAATTACTTGCTAAGTTGGCCGGAGGCTGCGGCATTGGCGCGATTGACACTGCCTTCGAGCAGCCCGATAAGACGAGGATCAGGAGCGCAACTATCAGGAGCAGCAGGCACAGTCTTGTAAATTTCACGGACCGTTTGCTTTTCTCTGGCGACCACCACATCGGCTTGATCTCGTTCGGATTGGTAAACCGTAGAAACCTCATTTACTTTTCCTTGCTTTTGCTGGCTTCGCTTTTCGGCTTTTTCCAGAGCCTTGGAATAAGCGGCATCGCACTGCCAGTCTCTAACCTTCCATCCGGCGGAGAGGCCAACAGCAAGAGCGCCTGCCGCCACATAGCCCATGATTGGGTTAATCCGCCCCATTTATTTTGCCCCATTCTCTCACCGCAAATATAGTAGCACAAGATGCAATCGTAGCCGCCAAGTCCGTAAGCGATATTGGCTGGCTGTTCACAACGGGTAATACTACCGCGTTGACAATCACACCGCAAGCGATACCGATACAGGTGACCGGACGCCACCAAACACGGACACGTTCAAGCAAAGCGGTTTCGAGTTCTTTAATCGTCATTTTGGATCAGGATATTTAGCGTGCGGAAGTTCCCAATGTGGACCGTCCTTGAATGTTTTCCAGTCGCCACCCCAAGTAATTTGTACATTCTCAAGGTGCGCGGCCTTCTTCATGGCCTCTTCGATTTGGTCAAACAACGGCCAATCCCAACGAATGCTGCCCGCTACATATGGCGCAATATCTACTGCAAAGCCGTGAATGTGGCGCGACCGCATTGTCTTCGTCGCCCCCTTGGCGAACAGTTCTTTCTGCCGTGCGGGGGTCCGCAGCCCCTCGATGACAGTGAAGTCGATATCGGAGATGCTGATAGCACGCTTAACGACGCGCACCAAATCTGGATGCACGCCGCGAAGGTTTAGCAAGGAACGTGGGCCTAGTTTAAAAGCCATTACCGATCTGCCTTATGATCCAGTTTGTCTTCGATCCGGCGAAGGTGCATCATCACCTCGTCAAACTTCTTGTCGATGGCGCTGAACTTCTCTTCGCCGTAATCCAACTTCGTTTCCAGAATTGCAAGACGGTTGCTCAACTGCGTCCACACGCCAACAAGGCCGAAGACGCCAGCGACGATTGTGAGAAGCGTATCAATGCCGAATGACATGTCCATCGACTAAAACCTATTCTTCGGGTTGTTCTTGCGGCAGTTGGCTTTCAGCCTGCTGCTTGATTTTCATGAGAAGCGGGAACGCGCCCGACGACGTAGGCAGATTGCCCAAAGTCTGAAGGACGGCGTTCACCTCGTCTACGTTCAACGTAAGGTTGATATCCATTATGCGCTCCAAGGCAGCGGTGGATTAACAACTGGCGGGTTCTTGGCGTTCTCGATTTGAGTTGCAAGGTTTGCTTCAATTGCAGCAACAGCTTCTTCACCCATTGCAGCGTGCACCCAACCCATTACCTGCGCTTCAGTCAGGCTGGCGAATGGCGTGAAGGCTGCTTCTGGATCGAGCGTCAGGGATTGTGAGCCGTAGCTGTAACCGGAAAACTCGCCGTCCTGTGCGGCAACCGACCAATGCACGGTGAACACAACATCGGCGTTACCTTCAAACTCTGGGTAGCAGTCAAGCTGCGATACTTTCCAAGTGGTTTCCATTTTACTTTCCTTCTAATTGGGCCACGCGGGCGCGGAGTGATTGAATTTCCTTGACGAGCATCGGAACCAGCTTGGAGTAGTCAACGCCCATCATATCTTCTGGGTCTGCCTGTTGGCTTACTGCCTCTGGTGCGACTTCGACAAGTTCTTGTGCAACCATACCGTAGCGTTGATGACTGCCGTCTGATTTCCAATCAAATTTCCGAACCTTAATGGCGTCAATCAAGCTGGCGGTATCATCCGCGTCGGCAATGTTTTCTTTGAGGCGAGCATCTGAGGACGTGTTGTAGTTGGTTACGTTGACATACGTCAGGATTGAACCCGTCTGCGTGTCGTTCCAGCCGTAAAACGTAACGACATTTGTCCCAGTATTGTTGGCCGTGTTCTTTATATGTAATCCGCCAGTGCCCCCAGTGGTATTTGTGAGGTAAATACCAGTGTTTTGTCCGGATGCGAACGCAGTGCTAGTACAACCCACCAGCAAGTTACCGCTGCTGTCGATGCGCATACGTTCTGTGTTGCTCGTCCAAAAGGTCATTGGTTGAGCAAGTTCGCCTACAAGGGCGATAGAGCCTGCGTTATTCTGTATGTAACCAGAACGAGTTGTCCCCGCAGTGTCGTAAAAAGAATAGAAACTGGCGGAGCCTTGAAGCCGGACTTCGCTGCCGGACACATGGAACTTCGCACCCGGCGAACTCGTGCCAATTCCGACGTTGCCGCTGCTGTCGATGCGCATGGCTTCGGAACCAACCGGAGTAAAAACCCGTAGTGAGGAGTCGCCTGAAGTTAGCGGATAAATATAGGGACCATCGTTATCAACCGCGAAACGGGCTTGAGAGGTGCCGTTTCCTACACGGATAATGCAGTCTCCAGATGCTGTCGCCACATCCAACCTTGCACCCGGCGAACTCGTACCAATCCCGACGTTGCCGTCGTTGGTTATGGTGGCGAACGTAGAGGAACCTGCGGAGTTCTGTATAAACAGACCTGCCGAGCCTGCGCGTATGTAGTTTGACGTACCATCGTTGGCCAAGAAAATCTGACCTT